GCAGGGCTTGGGCTATGTCCTGATGGTTGTTGTCCCGGCGTTTGGCGTATCGCATCCCGACAGTATGCCAATTACCCAAGCAATTCAAAATTCTGATATGAGGCAATGGCCGATTCCGACCAATACGCCGCGCTCGCGTGACGCTCAATGCGCTCCATCAGAGTGATGGCACGAACATACCGCGAATTTGAGGTGTATCGGCCTTTCCAATGAACGTCTAACCCGACGTTTCGAGCGACGTTGCAACTGTCCGCGCTGGCTAACGGCAATTTGCTAAAAACGCCGGGGTCAAGCATTCGCAGTCCGTGCAGTTTTACCCTCGGCCTCCCTTCCTCGTCGCAAATTACGCGCATTGCCTCTGCCATGCGTTTCCACCAGGGATCATTTCCGACCTTGGCGTACACGCCAGATGATCCAAGCGCCAGTCTTGGGTATTCAAGCAATCTCTCAAGCCGGTCTAATGACTCATGCATATGCCAAACGGGAACCGACAACCATTTCGGCAAGCCCCAATCGTTTAGCAAAGCGTCATTGTCTTGTTCCGATCCGTCAATCTTGTCGGGGATGATGCACCACTCCACCGCAGGGTGCCTTATCCACTTTTCGGCCCAAGCCGCATATCCAGAAAAATCGTAAGTTTTGCCCTGCCGCCACGCACTAAACGCGCCATTGTCCAAAACAACCGACTGGCAAATTTCTGCGGCGATCTCCATTTGCTCCGGGTGTTCGTAACTAACCATCGCGTGTTTCGCCGCAAATGACTTGATCATGTCGCCAACCGGAGTCATTGGGGTGCCGTGGTAATGAATCATGGAATGCCAATCAGTTTGTGAGTTTGCAGAGAAAGCTTATAGCCGTATTTTTTGCAAGCGTCTACGCAAATCTTCATGGCGCGACGACCATTGCTAACCGGTTGCAAATACACCGGAACGAATTGGTTCACGTGCGGCAAAACCTCAACTTGCAGCCTTGTTATATCGTCAGCGGTCGTTACGACCTGTTTTATTTCGTTAGCGGCCTTCAATGCTTGCGCTGACAGCGGCTTAAAAAACTTTGGACTAACCGTAATCCAAGCAGGGCCATATACGTCATAACAACCGCTGGTTTCCACTTGAACAGACCGGCCTTCTGCCCACAGGCACTTTAGCAATCTGCGGATGTTTTGCTCAAACGGCTCCCCGCCCGTGATAACAACGTGACGGGCATCATATGGCAGCGCTTGAAGGATGTCGGCTAAAGCGGTCGGGCTTCCTTCATGCGGCCAAGTAGTTTTGCTGTCGCACCATGAACATCCTACGTTGCAGCCCTGCAAACGGATAAACCAAGCTGGCGTGCCAGAAAAGTGGCCCTCGCCTTGAATAGAAAAAAACTGCTCATTCAATCGCCATTCTGACGGGCCTTTCGTTCCGATAATTGCGCCAAAATGGCGCATGAGCGGGCGCACGTTGATCCACCGGCTCATTTGTTGTTCAACGCCTTTTCGGCTTCAGCCGAGAATGTAAACCCATCTATGCCATAAGAGTAGACCGTACCGTCTGCCCAGACGACCATGAACTGCCCACCGGCATACTTCCAGCAGCCATAGGCTCCGACCTTGCCGCCCTTTTCGGTGGTGTAGACCATGCGCTCACCCTCGGGGCATTGCGCCTGTACCGTGGTGAACACGATCTGACCGCCGTCGCTGTTGGTGAAACTGCCAAGAATTGTGAAGTCCTGTGCGACTGCGATGCTGCTGGCGAGCGCCAGGATTGACCAGATTTTCATTTTTCCTCCGTTAATCAATGGATCGGTCAGGTGCGTCTGCCGAGGCAGGGCGCTCATCAACCTTGTATGCCTTGCCTTCGCAAGACGGGACGCTGTGCCAACCGAAATGCGTGGCGTGGGAACACCAGATTTCGTTTGCCGTGCGTGTGAGATATGCCGACCAGAAACAGGTACGGCAGATGGCAAGGGGGTCTGTCATTGGCCCCTCGCACGAATGGCGCTGACAATTTCCTCTCCGTTGGCGTCGCAGATGCACCATTCCAAGATAATTTGGCAAACCGCATCCCGCTCACGCTCAACAACAAGGGCGGCGAAGCGTTCAAGCAATCGCATTGTCCACGGGTCAAGTTGTCCCGCGTGGCCTTTGTAATCTTTTGTGACTACCTCGCGGTGCGCCTCTCGCGCCAGTCGGATGATGTCGTCGCGGGTCATGCGAAAATGTCCGGGATAACGCGAGGCGTGATCAAGCGATAACTCGCATACTTCTTGCCGTTGCGAGTTTCGTACTCGGTGGTAATGCACAGCCCCTGTCGCCGCAGGTCATCAACCCTAGCGGCCAACCGAAAGCACCCGTAGTCGCGTAGCGCATCCAGCGGCGTGATGCTCTTGCCGGATTCCAGATGCGCCCTAATCGCATCAACCTGTGTCATACGTTACCCATCCTCTTGTTTGCTGATATGGTTCGATACACATCAAGGACAATCTGTTCGGTGCTGCGCTTGTTGGCGAGAAACGAATACAGTTGTAAAGCCTTGACGTACTCTTCATGCGCCTCGACGGTCTTGGAGTGTTGGGTAGCGGTGGCCTGGCGCTCGGCCACCGTCCCGTCTGCGTGGGTAAACACGGCTTCGCGGGTGCGTTTGTAAAAAAACTCTGCCCGCTCCACCTCACCCTTTGCCATCGCGCATTTCTCGTCTGTGTCAACGAGGAACCGCAATGCCTTCTCTGCCCGATCTTCGCTGATCATCAGAACGGCGGCAGTTCGTCGTTCAGGTCTGCCGTCCCCCAATTGTCCTCGGTGACCTTCTGTGCGGGCTTGGGCGCTTGCCCTTCCTTCTTCTGGAAGGATATGGACAGGTACCCCATGCCGCCCTTGGACTGCTTCTTCCACGCGGACAGGCGAAACTCCACGCCGTCCACGTTGCAGTCGCCGGTGTAATCAGGACGCTTCTCGTTGCCTTTCTTGTCGTTGGCGAAAAGAACCCCTCGGTTCTCGTTTGAATACTTGCTGTTAACCATTTTTCAGTGCCTCCAAAGCCTTAACCTTTACATCCAATTCGCCAAGGAACTTCTGAACCTCGGCTTCCAACATCGCAATGCACTCGTCGTCACGCGGGATGCGGACAATGAGCAACTGCAAACCTTCTGGCATACGCGGGTCGTAGGACACCCAATCTGCCCACGCCGCTCCGGTACAGGCTATCTGCCATTGCATTTGGTAGTAGTACTTCTGGGGCGCCTCCCGAGTCATCAGGTACTCAATATGCTGGGCCGTCTGCGGACACTTGATCTCGATGCATCCCCCGCCCACCAGCCCGTCAGGGCTTGCCCCTGTCATCGGGATACGCGGGTGCGGGATAAACCCCACCTCGGTCACGAGTTCGCCGGTACGGGCAGAATACGCAGCCCGTGCAGCGGGTTCCTGGTCAATCCCCCATTGCATCGCCGCGTTCGTGAACGACTCTGCCCGTGTGCCGGTGAGACGCTCGCAGACCAGTTCGGCCATGTAGTTGGCTCGACTCGCCCCGTAGCCGGTCTTGGTCTTGGCGACGACATCGGCAATCCGGCTGGCGGTGACCTTGCCGCAACGGGCGGCAAACCATTCGTCTGTGCGTTGATCCATTATTCCTTCTCCATCAGGGTTTTGAGTTCGCGCACTTCGCGTTCCAGTCTGCGGACACGCTCCTGCGCCAGGCCCTCACGCATTTCGGCGTCAAGGCGCAGCTTGGTCTGTGTCCGTAGGCGTTGTGCGAGAACCTGCGACAGTTCCGAAGCGTCGTCAGCAAGGGCCATAACGTGGCCGACAAGTTCGCCCTCGGTCATTGACTCGTAGTAGTGGAGGCTCATTTGACAAACTCCTCCTCCATCTCTTTGTCTATGTACAGCGTTAGATAAAGCAAACGATCTTTTGCAAATGACTTGTTTTTAAAGTCAACTCGCTTGGCGTTCTGTGCTAACCAACGAAATCTTTCGGCATCTGCTGATAACGCTTCGTTTTGATCTAAAAGAAAATCAATTTCGCGTTCGTATTGCCGTTCTGAAAGCTCAAACACCGGGGCTTTGCATTGTGCGCATAGGGGTTTCATTTGCCCTCCGCTTTGGCGATGGCGGTATTGATGATGTAAAGCAGATCATCCACCTCTCCTCCGTTAAGCGTTTCGCGGATCATGTCCAACGCGCCAAGAAGTTTTATGTTGACCTCGGATAACCGCTTGCGCTCTTGCTCCAGTTCGGCCGCATATCGCCATCCTTCGCGTTCACTCTGCTGCAACCTTCCCAGTTCGGCTTCGGCTTTATTTAAAAACTCATCATCACCCCGGCATGCGCAGTAAATCCGCAGCACCGCAAGGGCTTTGTCAAGCGCGGTCATGTCTTGCCCTCCGCTCGGTCAAGCCATTCAATGGCTCGCATTGCAGCAAGTTCGGCGTCCTGCTCTGCCCGCTTGATGGTTTGCTGTGCGCGCAGGACAGCACGAACCCACTCGGTCGCATCTGTTGCGGATAACGCATCGGCACGGCATTTGGCCCATGACGCAGCACTCGCAAGGCCGTTGCCCTTCATAAACCGCTGCCATTCTCCAGCCTGATGGTTCGCCGCCGCTCCCGCTAGGATTGCATTGGTTTCGTTGCGTTCAGACCACATCGCCCGCCATTCCTTGCCGTATCCGCGAACGTCGGCAAAGTCTTGGTGCGTCTCCAGTCGCTTCCACATTGCGTCAATCATGTCAGCACCTTCTTGCGCGCCGAGAACTGGTCCATATGGGCCTCGCGCACTTCAAGGGCCAAACTTTTGAACAGAGCCGTCAGGTCGGCCTGTGTCGCTGCTGCGGCGATCTTCGCCAGCACCTCGGCATCCTGCTTGGGCTTGTTACGGCCCTGCGCGGCTTCTGCGTCGTCGTCAATTTGCGCAAGTCCGACCATGGCGGCGAGAGCGTAGCGGCGGGCATAGGTAATGCCCGACCCTTGGCCCTGCGGACTGTCGTCCTTCGTGAGAATAGGACAGTACGACCTGACCCACTCGCCCGACGCGTGCGCCAAGATCGTGACCAACATGGCACGCTGTTCGGTCGGCTCAATCGTCTGTATGACGGCCAGCCCGTTGTCCGTGAGAGGCTTGCGGCAAGCGTCCCAACACGCCGCGAGGTCGGCGTATTTGCTTTTGAAGAAGGGGTTTGCCGAATCTTTGAGTGCGCCCGTGATGGACGCCTGTGCTTTTGAAAGTGCCGCTGCGAGGGCGGCGATAGATTCTGACTGGTTCACTTGATTCTCCCGAGTTCGGCGCGGGCGGAGTCGATGGCGTCAATAATGTCGCGCAGCCCGCTGCTCCACGCGGTGGCGGTTTCCTGCTCGATGCGATTTACCTCGTTCATGGCGGCGAGGCAGTTCCATGCGGCTTGCTCTGCTCGGAGTGCCGCGTCTTGGTACGCCTCGGCCATCTCCAGCAAGTCTCGATCTTCTTGTCGTTCGGTCATGTCAATCTCCTGTGAGGCCAATCCTCAAGGCCAATCATACCGGCATCTTTGGGCTTGTCAACCCCGGTTGCGTGAGTTATTGTGGCGCCATGGACATCAAGACATTGCTCAAAGCATTTGGGTCGCAGTCGGAGATTGCGAGGCAGTTAGGCGTTAGCCGTCAGGCCGTGGCGAAGTGGGTGCGGGCTAAGGAAATCCCTGCGCTGCGCAAGTACCAGGTTCAGGTGCTGTTGCGGGGGAAACGGCGGTGAGATACGGCAGCGTTTGCAGCGGGATTGAAGCAGCAACGGTCGCGTGGCATCAGCTTGGTTGGGAGCCTGTGTTTTTCAGCGAGATTGAGAAATTTCCGTCCGCTGTGCTTGCCCATCATTATCCCAACGTCCCGAATCACGGGGATATGACCAAATTCAAGGAGTGGCCAGATGCAGATATCAATGTTCTCGTCGGAGGAACCCCCTGTCAGTCATTCAGCGTCGCAGGATTGCGAAAAGGATTGGATGACCCGCGTGGCAACCTCATGCTCACCTACCTTGCGATTGCTGACCGCTATCGGCCCGAGTGGGTGGTCTGGGAGAACGTCCCCGGCGTTTTGTCGTCAAACGGAGGACGGGATTTTGGAACCTTCCTCGCAGGGTTGGGGCAACTCGGGTATGGGTTCGCCTACCGAGTTCTTGACGCTCGATTCTTCGGAGTCGCACAGCGCCGCAGAAGAGTGTTCGTTGTCGCAAACGCTCGAGGGTGGCAACGTGCCGCAGCGGTTCTTTTTGAGCG